TCCTTTTGGACCTGTTGCCATAATAACACCTAGAACTATTGTATTTCAAGTTTTAATACCTAGTGGATATAATGGTGCAAATGGAACAGCTACAATAGACTGCTCAAGAACTATATTCCAACCTCCTACAACTTCTATTTGTGGAAGTTTACAATTGCTAAGATCAGTAGGTAGGGATGATCCAGATGACTTTTGTATTGGCTCATATATTACAGGTACTATAATTAAATCAACAGCATCAAGTTTATCAGGAACTGGAGTAGTAGGAGCGCAAATATGTGAAAACGATAACGCTTTTGCAGGTGGTAATAAATTTTATGCAGTATTTACAACTAGTGTAAGTGTAGGAACAAACCAAGGAGATTTTATTATATATCAGATAGACAATCAGGGAATTGTTCTACAAGTAGTAAGTAAAAATTGTGATACAACAGGTATAATTCAAGTTTAATATGGCACTAAAACGAGTAAAAGTAGATTTATATATTTTTGAAGGTACTATAAGTAGTCAACCTGCAACTTCACAATATGTAATTGAAAAAGCAAGAATTGATACACATAATAATATAACTTTAGAAATAGGCGAACTAGTTAGAGATTACTTAGATTTAACTTTTGATAACGACTACATTTCACATTGTAGATTTGTAAGAGCAGTTGTAGAATATTATGACCAAGACGATAATCTTTTAACATATAGCAACCCTGAGACATTTGATTTTATAGCAACAGATGGCTATGGTTATTTTGAAGATGGTACAAACCCTGAACTTTCAAGACACGCTTTAATTAGCGCAGATAATATTTACATACCAGAAAATACATTAGGCAAGTTACCAATATTTGCAGAAGGAGTTGGTAAAGTTATTATAGATTCTACAACAACTGAAATAACTGACAACGGCAATACTAACCAAAAAATGCAATACGTTACTATTCCACAAAATAGTAGCACTATACAAGTTTTTGATACAGACGATACTACGCTTAAAAAAACAATTACAGTTACTAATATTTGTGAGCCTAAATTTACACCTTACAAAATCACTTTCGTTAATAAGTACGGAGCATTTCAAGACCTTTACTTTTTTAAGAAAAGTATAGAAAATACAAACGTAACAGATGAAACTTATAAAAGAAATACAATAGCAAATAGTACAGCTTCGTATAAAACTTACGAAGGACAAAAGCAACGCTATAATATTAATTCTAATACCAGCTTAACGTTAAATACAGGTTTTATAAGTGAGGATATGAATCAAACAATAGAGGAACTATTTTTTACAGAAAATGTATGGATTAGATACGAGAGCAAAACGTTACCTATAATACCTAAGACTAAAACACTACAATACAAAACCTCGCTTAATGATAAGTTAATAAATTATACAGTAGAATTTGACTTTGCTTTTGATAAAATAAACAATGTACGTTAATGTTACAACTCCAGTTATTTATAGAAGGTCAGCAAGTAGAATTATACAAGGATGAAAGTATTACTCTTACCCAGTCAATACAAGATATAAAAGACATTAGTAAAATATTTACAGACTTTACTAGAACGTTTAATGTACCTGCCTCAAAGGATAACAATAAAATATTCAAACACTTTTATAATTTTCATATAAAAACATATAATGAAAAAACAGGAGACTTTGAACCGTATGACGCACGTAAGAAAAAATCAGCAGAATTATTCTTAAACTATAAACCTTTTAAAGAAGGTAAAATAAAGTTTGAAGGCGTAGCTTTAAAAAATAACGAACCACATTCCTATAAGGTTACTTTTTTTGGAAACATAGTAAGTTTTAAAGATATACTAGGGGAAGATAAACTAGCTAATCTATCTCAACTAGACTTATTTAATTTTGAATATACAGATGCCAATATAAGTAGTTATATGTCCAATGGATTAGACGTAAACTTTTTTGGTGGTACAATAGACGAAGCTATAATTTTTCCTTTGATTACACATACTAGTAGAATTATATTCGACAAAACAAAAACTAACGATGCTCCTAATAAAATATATAATATTAATACTACAGCAGGTACTTCTACAAGTTATGGGTTACCAAAAAGCGAGTTAAAACCTGCAATAAGATTATACGCTATAATTAAAGCAATAGAAAACCAACCGGGATATAATTTAAAATTTAGTGATGACTTTTTTAGTCAAATTAATTTTGACTTTTACAATTTGTATTTATGGCTACACAATAAAGAAGGCGGTTTATTTCAAGATCAAGATGCGCAATATCAAATCACAGGCTTTAGTGATATTATAGGTGATAAAGGAAAAATTACAGGGGTAACGGATAAAACGTTTGTAAATACCTACAATGAAAATACGTCAGAAAGAGTTTTAAGAGTTACGGTAAGACCAAGCGGAACAGCTGCTTATAATTTAGTTATAAAAAAAGATGGTGTAGATTTTAAAAGATTTGATAATTTAACCGGTACAACTACAAACGGTATAATTTCTTCTAGCTTTAAAAACAAGGATCATAATATTTTAATACCAAATGGTACGTACACTTATTTTATAGAAAGTATAGCTGTTTCAACTTATTCGGTAGACTTTAGCGTAGAGGTTAAAAAGAACGGTTTTTTAACTAAAGACTTTCAAATTACAGTAAGGAACGCAACCGCAAGCGCGGGAGCAAATAAAGATATTACAATAGCTTCAATTTTACCTGATATAAAAGTTATTGATTTTATTACAGGATTGTTTAAAATGTTTAACCTTACAGCTTTTCAAAAAACTAATGGCACTTTAGTTGTTCAACCGTTAGACGATTTTTATAATTCAAGCACACAAGTTTGGGATATTACAAAGCACTTAGACAAAAAAGAAAAAACAGTAGAAAGTATATTACCATTTAAAGAGATAGTATTTAGATATACAGGTAATGATTCTTTTTTAGCAAAAAACCACAAAGAACTATCAGGCAAAGAATGGGGGCGTTTAGATTACGCTGACGATAAATATGATGGTGAATTATATAAAGTAGAATTACCTTTTGAACATTTTAAATTTGAACATCTTTTTGTGACAGACAACGGTGTAATACAAACTACAACAAACAGCGCAGGTAATGAAGAAAAAAGCAATAGCCAAGTACAATATGGGTATTCAGTAGACAAAGACCAAGAACCATTTTTAGGAGAACCTTTAATATTTTATGCATCAAAATCAATTTCTAGTATATCAGTTTTAACACTAGATTTAGGAACTAGAGAAACTATAAACGGTGCGTACATTCCTTTAAACTCAAATGGTATTTTGAATATATTTGGTTCTAATGAATACCAAAATTTAAACTTTAGCGCAGAGTATGACGAGTATTCAAGGCAGGTAAATACTAGAACACTTTTTGAAACATATTACAAAGAGTATGTACAGGATATGTTTGATAAACGTAAAAGGCTAAGTATTGTAAAAGCATATTTACCAATAGAAGTAACAATAAAATTAAACCTAGCTGACAAAATTATAGTATTTGATGATATATTTAGAATTAACAAAATAAGCACAAATTTTGAAACTAATTTAAGTACAATAGAACTTAATAATATATTTGTAGAACCTAACTTTACTACTTTAGTTGCAGTAGCTAAGAATTGTCTAACTGTTGATACTGCAAATTATAGCGCAGATAATATAAGTTTAAGAGCATCATTAGGTTGTGATCTTGATTTCCCACTACCTGATATAAATACACCAATCCCAGACGATATTGATTCAGATTATACTGATAATGATTCACCTATTGATGGAGGTTCGGCTTCTATTTCAGCACCTACAATTAAAGAATTAGATGCTCAAGATGAGATTCCGTCAACTAGTACTTCTGTAAACTTTGGTTATCAAGTAATAGAAAACGGTACAATGTTTGGAATTAAAAAACAAATATTTGAATATGGTTTTTTATATTCTGATGATATTAGTAAATTACAAAGAAGCCCTAATTTTTCACCTAATTCGCCTAAAGACCTAGACATACTAAGAACAACAGCAGGTGTAACTCACGTGCCTATAGGTAAAATTATACCAAATGGTACTCCTTATTGGACGCACGTAAATCATATTCCAAACTATCCTGTTAATCCAGTTTTACCAAAAAATATATATCATACATTAAGTAATTTAACACAAGTTAAAACTTATTTTTATGTTTTCTATGCATCAACTGGTGATTATCAATTTAACCCTGCAACACTATTAGTTGACACAGTACAAAGGGCAGATGCAATGTCTCCAATAAAATCAGTTATAAATGTACAACCATATAATACTCCTTATAATAACGCAAGTGGTCAAAACCTAATAGGAATAGGTGGAACTACAGGATACGTTGGAGCAAGTAATATAACAGGAAACTTCCAATTTCAATTAATTTTCTCTGCATTCCCACAATATGGTGGTGAGGATTTAGGAGCAGGAAACGGTTATAATACACCAAGTGGATCAGCTACAGATAGAGGTTTTGTAATAACTAGTGCAGGTAATTTTGACCCAAATACAATAGAAGGTGAATTTAAAAAATTAGTTACTTGGTTTACAGACGAAGCCAATCCAATAGTAGATACTTATTATCCTATTTCACATACTTGGAAAACAATAAACCAAAACCTATCGGATGCTAATAAATTTACAATGACTAATACAAGCGGTGCGCAAATTAAATATATGTTAGTAAGCGGATTCCCAAGGATATTTATAAAAGGCGGAACGGTTACAGGGGACTATAACGCTCTTGTTAGTTTATCACCTACAGGACACGATTTACAAAGCACATCTTAAATAAAAAAAATATGGAAAGTATTTTGAAATTATTAGAATTAGTAAAAGAAAAAAAAATATCTGGAGAGTTTATTAAAATTGCTTTAGGTAAAAATAAATTTCCTGAAACAGTCAAAGAAGGATACCAAATGTTAAAACAAGAGTTATGGCAGAAAAAATAATTGATATAAAATTAAATGCTAAAGAAGCAATAAATGCTGTTCAGAATTTAGACGATAGTATTGAAGAGTTAGAGGGTGGAGTTTCTGATTTACAGAGAGGGTTAAATGATTTAGAAAAAGAATTATCAGAAGTAACAGGAGCAAGTGGAAAAGACTTAGCTAAAAGAAAACAACTTAATAAAGTAATTGCTAAAACTAAAGCTAACCTTAAGCAAGAAAAAGAAGCATTAAAACAAAATGTAAAACAAAGACAAAGAGCCAATAAAACTTTAACTGTAGCTAATACAAAATTAAAAGAACAAGCTAAAGCACATAATGAAGTTTCTAAAGGACTGACTAAAACAATAGGAGGTACAGGTATATTGGATCAAGCCACTGGAGGATTGTTTAGTAGGTTTACGGGATTAGTATCAGGGCTAAGAGCAGCAACAGGTGGAATGAAGCTGTTTAAGGTAGCTTTGATTGGTACAGGAGTAGGTGCATTAGTTGTAGCATTAGGTTCATTAGTAGCGGCATTCACAGCAAGTGAAGAAGGACAAAATAAATTAACTAAAGCTCTCAATCAAGCTAAAGCAGTAATTGCAAATACAGTAGAATTATTCTCTCAATTAGGAAACGGAATTTTAAATACTTTTTCAGCAGTAGGTAAATTTATAACAGGGAAAGGAAGTTTAAGTGAAGTTGGAGATGCATTAGGAGATACTTTTGACACAGTTAGCGAAAAGATAAGCAACTTTAGTGAAGATATAAAAGAAGATGTAAAACTAGCAGGAGAACTTTCAGATGCAATAGCAAAAGCAGATAAGATTGATAGAAAGTTAATGGTTGAAAGACAAAAGGCTAATACAAAAGTTAATGAATTAAGAACTAAAGCATATAACACAGAAAAATTTAATGCTGAAGAAAGGATAGGATTTTTAGAAAAAGCCATTTCTATTGAAGATGGAATTACTAATAAAGAAATAGAAGCAGCTAGATTAAGATTTGAAGCTAAAAAGAAAGAAAATGAAATGACTTCTTTAGCTAGAACAGAAGATTTAGATGAACAAGCAAAATTAGAAGCAAAGTTATTTGAATTACAAGCAAAGAAAACGAACAGACAAAGAGAGGTAGAGAACCAAAGGCAAATGCTTTTAAGGAAAAAGAAGAAAGAAGAAGAAAAAGAAAGAGCAGACGCTCTTAAAATAGAAAATGACAGGCTACAATCATTAGAAGACATTAAAAATGAATTTGATCAAAAAGAATTAGAAAGGGATGCTGTATCTGAATTACAGAAAGTAGAATTAGAAGAAGCAAACCAATTAGCAGAATTAGAAGCATTAAACGCAAGTGAAGAAGCCAAACAACAAGTTAGAGATTTTTATCTAGAGGAAAAAGATAAAGCAAGAAAAACAGATGGCGAAAAAGAAATCGAAGCAATGCAGGCAGTCGCAGAGGCTGAACAAGAAATAAGATTACAAAATGTAGACAATATTGGAAAAGGATTTGCTTTGTTGGGACAACTTGCAGGAAAAAACAAAGCTTTACAAGCAGCAGCATTAATTGGACAAAGTGCAGCAGGTATTGCTAAAACAGTAATTGAAACTCAAGCATCTAATGTTGCAACAATAGCACAAGGAGCAGCACTAGCAATTCCATCAGGAGGAACATCTGTCGCAGCAGCTTCGGCTTTAGTAGCAGCTAATAATATTAGTGCAGGAATAGGAATAGCATCTAATATAGCAGCAACTGCAAAAGGACTTCAGGCTTTAGGAAAAGGAGGAGCGCCATCTAAAGGAAGTGTTCAAGGTCCGAGAGGAGGAGCAGCACCACCATCATTTAACGTAGTTGGATCAGCACCTGAAAATCAACTTGCTCAAGTGATAGGACAACAAGAAGAAAAACCACTAAAAGCTTTTGTTGTAAGTAATGAAATAACAAATGCACAAGCATTAGAACGTAATATAATTAACGAAAGTACAATTGGATGAAAATAGTAGAATTAATAATTGACGAAAACGATGAGTTTAATGGTGTTGAAGCTATTAGTATCGTTGAAAACCCAGCAATAGAGGAGGATTTCATTGCTCTCAAAGATCAAAAAGAAATTAAACTAGCTGAAGTAAACTCAGAAAAAAAGATATTAATGGGCCCTCTTTTAATTCCAAACAAGCCTATTTATAGGAGAAGTGGAGAAGAGGAATATTATATTTATTTTAGTCGTGATACTGTTTTAAAAGCTTCACAAAAATATCTTAAAAGTGGTAATCAAAAGAACAGCACTTTAGAACATCAAATGAACATACAAGGATTAACTTTAGTAGAGTCTTGGATAAAAGAAGATAAAGTACACGATAAGTCAGTTAAGTACGGAATGGATGTCCCTTTAGGAACTTGGATGGGAACAGTTAAAGTAGATAATGACGAGGTTTGGGATAATTATGTTTCTACAGGATTAGTTAAAGGTTTTAGTATTGAAGGTTATTTTGCAGATCGATTAGAGACACCACAAGAAAAAGGAGTAAAAGATGAGTTAAGTGAAATTGAGGAAGCAGAGTTTATAATTGAAGAAGTAAAACAAATGCTAAGAGAAGAAGAGTTAGAGTCTTATGCAGATTATCCTGATGCAGTTAAAAACAATGCTAAAAGAGGAATAGAATTAAATGACAAAGTAAATAATAAATGTGCTACTCAAGTTGGAAAAGTAAGAGCTAAACAATTATCCCAAGGTAAATCATTAACTCTTTCAACTATTAAAAGAATGTTTAGTTATTTATCACGAGCACAGGAGTATTACAACGACGGAGATAATGAAGCGTGTGGCACTATATCATATCTTTTGTGGGGAGGTAAAGCAGGACTTAGGTGGTCTGGATCAAAATTAAAAGAATTAGATGAATTAAAAACTATTTTAGACGATGAGAATCCCTGTTGGGATGGCTACGAGATGATAGGCTATAAAATACTAGATGGTAAAAAAGTTCCTAACTGTGTAAAAATTAACTAATGAGTAGAATGTATAAAGGCAGAAGTGCTTCACCTAGAAGTAGCAAAAGAGGTTGTTTATGCAGAGATGGTAGTTACTCAAGAAAATGCTGTGATGGTTCTTATTATGCTCAAGGAATAGGAAGTGTTACAAAAACAACAACAACTTATTATTATAAATTACAAAAATGTGGACATAGTTCACAAAAGGAAATTTATATAGAGAATGTTGAATTAACAGTAAATAATGTTTACTATTTTAATTTTGCTAATGCTAATCATAGTGGGTGTTATACTGTTACACATACAAGAACATCAGGAGACCAAAAAATAAATTCAGTAGTGGCTTACAATAATTGTGATGCTTGTATAGCAGCAAATTAAATTGAAAATGCAAAATAAATAATATAAAACGTAATACTAATATGAAAAATCCAATAGCAATGTTAAAAGAAATAAAAAACCTATTGGGCGTGGAATTATCTGAAGAAGTTAAAACTGAATCACAGGTGATCCTTGCACAATTAAAATTAGAGAATGGTACTGTTCTTGAGTCTATTGACTTCAAAAACGGGAACGATGTTTTCATACTTACAGAAGACGAAAAAGTAGCCTTACCAAAAGGAGAATATAAACTTGAGGATGGAAGAACTTTAGAAGTTTTAAACGAAGGTGTAATTAATTCAGTAAAAGCAGAAGAAATGCCTGTAGATGAGGAAGAAGTTGAGGAGGAATTAGATGAAACTAAATACCCAACTAGAGACGAGTTTGATGCTTTAAAAGAAATGGTTATGTCAATGAAACAAGAAATGAGTGATTATGGAGATAAGGACAAGGAGATGAAAGACGAAGAAATGGAAGAGTTAAAAGAAGAACTTTCTAAACCTGCAGCAGATCCGATTAAACATAATCCTGAAGCTAAAAAAACTAAAAAAGTACTTTACTCTCAAAAAAGAACAAACAGTACTTTAGATATTGTAATGAATAAAATTTTAAATAAATAAAAAAATGTCAACAACTTCAACAACTTCAAATGACGTACTAAGAGCTAGAGCAAAGCAAACAACTATATCTACTTCAGGTAGCGTCTCAGCAAATCAAGCGGGTGGTGAATTTAACATATCTACTGATGCTTTAACAATTACTTTACCTGAAATTTCTACAGAAACTTTAGGAATGGAATTTACTTTCCGTAATACAGGTGCAGATGGTAACAACATTATCACACTTTCACCTGCTGCAAGTGATGCAATTCACGGAACTGTAGCAGCTATATCATCAGGTGGTGTAGATAATAAAGATTGGATAAACACAAAAGCAACTGCAAATAAAGGTGACTGGTGTACACTTAAAGCTGTAGCACTTACTGACTGGTATTTAACTGGTGGAGACGGTGTGTGGGCATCTGAAGCATAATAAATAAATTTATAAATAATATATAATGGCAACAACAACATCAATAACAACTACATATAGCGGGGAGTTCGCAGGAGAATACATAAGCGCGGCGCTTCTCTCTGGAAATACTTTAGAAAATGGTGGTATCACTATTAAACCTAATGTAAAATACAAAGAAGTAATTAAAAAAATTAGTTCTGATACGCTAGTAAAAGATGCTACGTGTGACTTTGATCCCACGTCTCAGGTTACCTTAACCGAAAGAATTTTACAGCCAACGGAATTGCAGGTGAATTTACAACTTTGTAAAAAAGACTTTCATTCAGATTGGGAAGCAGCATCAATGGGTTTTAGTTCTTTTGATAATCTTCCACCTCAGTTTAGTGATTTTTTATTAGGTCACGTTGCAGCGAAAGTTGCACAGAAGACTGAGCAAACTATTTGGGCAGGAGCAGCAGCTAATGCAGGAGAGTTTGGTGGATTTACTGAACTACTAACAGCAGACGCAGATGTAACAGATGTAGCAGCAGTAGGTGGTGGTGTAGATTCTTCTAATGTCATAGCACAACTTGGTGCCATAGTAGATGTAATCCCTTCAAGTTTGTATGGTAACGAGGATATGGCTATCTACGTGTCTCAAAATATTGCTAAAGCGTACGTTAGAGCATTAGGTGGATTTGCAACTAATGTAGGTGCTTCAGGTATTGATGCACAAGGAACTCAATGGTTTACTAATGGGACATTAAGTTTTGATGGTATTCGTTTGTTTACTGCGAATGGACTTGCAAATAATACAGCAGTTGCTGCAGAAAAATCAAACTTATTCTTTGGAACAGGGCTTTTAGCAGACCATAACGAAGTAAAAGTAATTGATATGGCTGACATTGACGGAAGTCAAAACGTGAGAGTTGTAATGCGTTACACAGCAGGAGTGCAGTATGGAATAGGTGGAGACATAGTTCTTTACTCGTAATAATTAACCAATAAATTAGGGTGGGTGAGCCAATAAGAGCCTACCTGCCCTTTTTTAATTAAAAAAAATAGATATGGCTTGTGATTTAACTAGGGGGCGTAAAGAACCCTGTAAAGATGTGGTAGGGGGGCTTAAGGCTGTCTACTTTACCGACCACGGAGATTTCGGAACTGTTACTCAAACAGCAGACGTAATTACTGATATGTCAGGTACATTTACTGCTTTTAAATACGGACTCAAAGGAAATTCTACTTTTGAACAAACTGTGACTGCTTCTAGAGAAAATGGAACAGTGTTTTTTGAACAGACTCTTAATCTTACGTTAAAAAAATTAAGTAAGGAAGACAATTCTGAACTTAAGCTTTTAGCTTACGGACGTCCACATATTGCAGTTGAGGATTATAACGGTAATGTGATGGTTATGGGATTAGAACACGGTGCTGATGTTTCTGGGGGGACTATCGTAACAGGGGGTGCAATGGGTGATCTTTCAGGTTACACTCTTACGTTCACTGGGCAGGAAATTTTACCTGCTAACTTCGTAGATGCTCCTACTGCAGCAGATCCTTATGCAGGAATGGGAAGTGCATCTGTAACAGTTACAGTAGGTACAAATTCATAAAACTTTTTTTCATTTGTTTTTAAGGGGTAGCAGTAATGTTACCCTTTTTTTATGCAATATTAATTATTACTTTCGTTATATAAATATGAAAGTTTTAACTACAAGTGCAAATGCACAAACCTTTA